TCGGGTCCAGGTGGTGCTGGCGGAGCAGGTAGTGAACACGCTGGATTGCGTGAGCGTCGATCGGCGGATGCTTCGTCTCTGATAAGCGCTTGACCGCGGCATCGCAGATCTCAGCTGCGGTGGCCAGCCTCGGTGGATCGATCATTCTTTCCATTTTGGAGCGGACGTAGTTCGCATAGTCAGTCTTCATAATCATGTCGGCGCTGCTTGGGCTGACCTCCTCCAAAGTCCTCATCGCGCTCTTAAACTCATCCACAAAACTCTCAATAAAACTTTCCTCATTCATTAATCAATTCTCCGTAGCAGTGCGTACCCGTCCATCAGCAATAAGCAAGCATATCTAGCAAAGGACAATATACCATGGCAGCAAACAGATTTGGAGACGATATTCAGACCTCGATCAAGGGTCGGGAACTCGGCTTCGACAATGACCGCTTCCTCGCCGGCCCGCGCGGCTGGCGCGAGCCTTTTGAAACCCTGTCGGCAGCTTCCACCATGGAAAGCTTCGGCACCACGGTTCTTACTGGCTCCGCCGCCACCTTCACCCTGCTCGCCCCTGAAAAGGTCGGACAGCAGAAGGAGATCATCAACGGCTCGTCCGTTTCGACGGCCGCAATGGCGATCGTGCGGTCTACTGCAAACGGCGCGTGCAGCATCGCGTCGCTTTCGACCATACACGGCGCCCTGGCGGCTGATGCTGAGCCGGCGAAAAGGCTGAACCTCATCTTTACCGGGTCGGCCGTCGCTCTTCGCGCGATTAGCGCGTCGCAGTGGGCTGTGGTGGGGCGGCCGTCCACGACGTTCCTGACCATGTCCACCTCTTCGTAAACAGTCAGAATCAGGACATCCTGCCAAACAGCAAGGTGTCCTGATTTTTTATGGAGCATGTAATGACGCAATTCGCATATCCGTGTTCGGCAACGATCATGTCGATCCAGCCCGCCGGCGACGGAAGCCCAGGAACGGCTGCGGCTGTGAATATCCCATCAGCTTATACGATCCTGCTCGCCGAACTTCCCGTGAGTGGCACGCAGGCGATCAAGCTTTCTGAGGGTAATGTCGGCGATCGAGTTGATGTTTATGTTATCAGTAGAACTTCCACGGGGTCAAATCAAAGCTGCAAGCTTAGGGTCTACGATTCCGACAACAACAGCTTGGCTGGAACTGATGACGCGGGCGCTATGACGCACGGCTCCATGGCTGCGCTTCAAAAGATCATCCCAACACCTTATTCAGAGTCCGGGTTTACTTCTGGTCAGGTCGGAACTTGGCTTGGCAGAATCTTGCCGGTTACGTACAATTACGCATCCACATAAGGGGAATGCATCCTTGACACTCAAGATCTGCCTGATGGGGAGCGCCCCATCTTCTGTAGCTCTGGCTCCGTTCGATGACCCGACTTGGCGCATCTGGACGTGCAGCCCGGCCGCCCGCCCATTTGCGAAGCGGGTTGATGCCTGGTGGGAAATTCACAGATGGGAGCCAAAGCAATCCTGGTTCTCGCCAGATTATGTGGACTTCATGGCGAAGCTCCCGGTTCCGGTATACATGCTGGAGCCCGTCCCGGAGATTCCTGGCTCCGTCGCCTTTCCAAAAGAGGCGATCATGAGATACTTCGGCCCGGAGGCGGTGTTCTTCTACACGTCCTCGCTAAGCTGGATGTTCGCCCTGGCGATCATCGAGATCGAGCAAGCGGGCCAGGGCGGCGAGATCGCGCTCTACGGCGTCGATATGTCTGCGGCTGAGGAGCAATACACCGGTCAGCGCGCCGGGTGCCAGTACTGGGCTGGGCAGGCGTTCCGGCGCGGCATCAAGGTCACCGTGCCTGGGGAATCCGATTTATTGAGGCCGACGCCGCTCTATGGCGTCTGCGAACAAGACACCATGCACCAGAAGCTTCTCGCCCGGAAAGCCGAGCTGGAAGCCCGCCTCAACGCCGTCAACCACAACCTCACCAACCTCACCGGCGAACGGACCTATCTCATGGGCGCGCTGGAAGATGTGAACTATGTGAAGATGACATTCGTCGCCGATCCCCTGGCGATGGAAATGCTGAAGGCGTTCGGGCAGGAGCCGGTCGCCCCGGCGCGGGTCAAGGCGGCGATCGCCCCGCTCTCGCCGCAGACGACCCATCCCGCCGAAGCAGCGGGCGAAGCCGCCACGAATGCCGTTAACGAGATGATCGCGGCCGCCGACCCCGAGCGAAGCGTGGTCGATATCATGATCGATCGCGCTGCCGAGCGGAATACTTCGCTCTGGGCATCAACCCCCGTCCCCAATTTCGTCAATGGCCTCGGCGAGGAAGCGCGTGCCTAGCTTGCTGGACGAAGTAATGCAAAAGCTCAGCGGGATGACCCCCGCTGAGGTCGCTGAGCTTGAGCGGGATATCGAGCAGCAGGCAGAGGCCGTGTGGATTCCAAGCCATGGACCACAGTATACCGCTTACTTTCACCCTGCCGACGAGCTACTCTATGGGGGTAGCGGAGGCTCAGGCAAGGGATTGAGAGTTATGGACTCGGTGTTGACGCCGTTTGGGTGGCGCAAGGTCGGCGAGATCAAGGTCGGCGATGCGATCTGTTCCACCGACGGCACAGTGCAGAAAGTTCTGCGGGTTGTTCAGCGCGGCCGCCAGCCGCTTTACAAATTCACCTGGAGTGACGGCGCATCTACCGTCGTAGATTCGGATCATCTTTGGCTCGGCTGGTGGGCCGGGCTGTCGAGAAAAATTGCCAACAAACAAACCTGCGGCGAGGAGGGGGCCAGGATCTGGACGACCGCCGACATTTTCGAGCGCGCCAATCGCGATGGGGCCAAGCGGTTTTGCATTCCGACGATCTCGGCTCCGTGCGCCTTCAATGTGCCCGGCGAGAAAAAGGGGCCACATCGGTTCATCAAGCGCACATTGCCGCCCTACGTGCTTGGCGTTCTCCTTGGCGATGGCAACCTGACGACGAAGGTCGTGCGCTGGGGCAAGCCGGAGCCGGAGATAGAGGCTCGCGTTCGTGAATGCATGGCCGCCGCCAGGGGCGCGCCGGTTGAAATGTCCGTGGACAAGCCAGAGACCACGGGGATTTCGTTTCGATTCCTCGATTCCAGCGGAGTGAAGGAGGAGCTGGCTGATTTCGGGCTTCTGGGCAAGTCTAGCTTAGAGAAATTCATCCCGAGAATGTACTTGTTCGCCACCACTGATGAGCGGTGGGAGCTTATTCGCGGGTTGATGGATACCGACGGATGGGTCGAGGAGGATGGCGAGAGTTACTTCGGGTCATCTTCCAGGCAGCTCGCGCTGGACCTTCAGCACTTGGCTCGATCCCTCGGCGCGATCGCCACGATATACGATAAATTCCCGACCTATACCTATAATGGCGAGCGCCGCGAGGGGCAGCCGGCCTACACGGTTCGCGTCAAGATCCCCAATCCAGAGCGCCTGTTCACCCTGGAGCGCAAGCGGCAGCGCTGCATGGGCAAGCAGCCACAGCAGATGGCGCGGTTCCTGGATAGGATAGAGCCATTCGGCGAAGATGATACGATCTGTTTCGTGGTGTCGAACCCAAATCGCCTGTTCATAACGGATGATTTTGTCGTCACGCATAACAGCGACCTTGCGCTTGGTCTCGCCTTCACTGCGCACTGGAACTCGCTTATACTTCGCAGACAGTATGTTGATCTTGGCGGCATGATAGAGCGCGCCATCGAGATCAACGGCACCCGCGATGGTTTCTCTGGCGCTGTGCCGCCAAGACTATACACCAGGGACGGACGAAGAATAGTTTTTGGCGCTCATAAAGAAGCTGGAGATGAGCAAAGCTTTCAAGGTGCTCCATACTCCCTCAAGGTGTTCGATGAGGCCGTGCAACACTTATTGTCCCAGATTAAGTTCCATCTAGGCTGGTTAAGATCTACACGAATAGATGAAGAGGGCAACCCGGAACGCTGCCGGGCGGTGCTTGCGACCAACCCACCCATCGATTCATCGGGCGACTGGATCATCGGACGTTATCGCCCCTGGCTCGACCTGACCCACCACAACCCCGCCAAGCACGGCGAGATGCGCTGGTTCATCACCAACCCTGACGGTGAGGACCAGGAAGTCGATGGCCCCGAGCCGATCGAGTTCACCATCAATGGCGAGAAGCGCACTTACAAGCCCCTGTCGCGGACATTCATTCCGGGTCGGCTGTCCGACAATCCCTACCTCGTAAACACTAACTATCAATCACAGCTCGACGCTCTGCCGGAGCCGATCCGCTCGGCGGTGCGCGACGGCAATTTCATGCTGTCCAGATCCGACACCATGAACCAAGTCATCCCCAGCGATTGGGTGATGGCCGCGCAGAACCGCTGGAAGAAGGACGGCCATCGCGGCAAGAAGATGAGCGCGATGGGTTATGACCCGGCCGGCGGCGGCCGCGACAGCGCCGAGCTGGTGATGCGCCATGATTTCCACTACAGCGAGATCATCACGGTGAAGGGCGACGACACCAAGGATGGGTCGATGTCGGTGGCTCTGCTGTTCAGGCACCGCCGCGACAATGCCGTCATCGTCATCGACCATGGCGGTGGCTATGCCGGCCAGACCGCGCTGCGTCTGCGCGACAATGAAACCGATTATGTCGCCTATAACGGCAATCACCAGGGCATCGGCCGCGACGCCTCCGGCAAGCTGAAATTCTACAATCACCGCGCCGAGGTATGGTGGAAATTCCGCGAAGCGCTCGACCCTGATCAGCCCGGCGGATCGCAGGTCGCTCTGCCGCCCAGCGCCGAACTGCGCGCGGACCTGACCACCCCGACTTATACGGTGGAGAAGAATGGCATCCAGATCGAATCCAAGGACTCGATCCGCAAGAAGCTCGGGCGCTCGCCGGGCAAGGGCGATGCAGTAGTCCTCGCCTGGGCGCCAGCGAACGGCGCCATCCGCAAGCGCGACAGCGCCATCACGTCAGGGCCGCGAACCCTCCCCACGCACAGCAAGACCACCCGCGACAAATCCCCGCTCGCTCGCCGCAGAGGCCGCTAATCCGTCCGCGTCAAGCCCTCGATTATATGTGCGGCGTTTTGGCGCAGCATACATGTACTTTTCCATATTCCCCAAGCACTTACCCACCTTTATAAGTTTCTGATCCGACCTTTAACGTCAAATCAGGAAAATTCTATGGCTCGCAAGAAATCCGTTGAGACCAGCGGAGAAAAAAAGGTGCGCAAAGTCGCCAAGGGCGGCAAGTCGCGCGGTAAACGCAAGTTGACTGACGATCAAGTCTTGGCTATTGTCGCGGCTTACGGCGGCGGGAACAATGGCAAGACCATGGCGGCGATCGCCGCTGAATATGGCGTTGCCAACCCGACGATCTCCTCGATCGTGAACGGCCGCACCTATTCCTGGCTGACCAAGATCGGCCTTGAGCCCCTCGCCGAGGCGGCCTAATCCTCCCCAGCGGAGGTCGTTCCCCATCAAAATTCCAGGAGATCTCCATGGCGGGCAAGCCGAAAATGCCTAAGCCGCAGCCGGTAGCGCGCATGCCGGTGCCGGATGACGAGAACGCGCTCGCGGCCAAGAAGCGGGCGCAGAATGCGCTGATGGCCCAGCGCGGCCGCGAGTCTACCGACCTCACCGGCGGCACCGACGGAACAGCTTACCTCGGGAAATAAATGGCCCGTTCCTATAAGGACGCGCGGGCAAAGGAGTTGCTGGATCTCGGCAACCACCTGTTCGACAAGCGCAAACCCAAAGACAGTCTCGACCAGGAAATCGCCTGGAATTTCTGCCCCGACCTCGCTGAGTTCCAGTCTCCCCTGGACCTTGGCGAGGGCTGGGCGGCCGAGCGTATGGACGGCTACCCCGAGCAGGTCAGCCGCGAGCTGAGCAACCAGCTCGGCGCTAATTTGCGCCCAAACGGCAAGCAGTGGTTCAAATCCTCGGCCGGCGACGATGAGATCGATGCCGATGAGGGCAATGCCCGGTTCCTGGAATATGTCGGGCGCACCATGCGCCGGGAGATGTACCGGGCCAAGACCGGCTTCGTCGGGGCGTCCAAGGAGCTGGACCGCTTCTATGTGAATTTCGGCCAGGGCGTGATGTCGATCGAAGAATCCCCGGCCGATCGCGATCATTTGTTCTTCCGCACCTATCACCTGAAAGACTGCGTCTGGCTGGACAATCAGCTCGGCCAGGTCGATCACCTGCACCGCCGCGCCAGGATGAGCGCCCGGGCGATGAAACGGATGTTTGGCGAGAAGCGCCTGCACGAGACCATCACGCGCGCCGCCAAGAAAGAGCCCAACCGCGAATTCGAGATCCGCTACATCACCATGCCCACCGAGGAGTATAATTCCTTCGGCGATGAGGGCAAGGCGAGCGGGATCAAGCTGCCATTTACCTGCTGCGTGATCGATGTTGAGAATTGCTGCATCATCAAGGAGGGCGGCGTTCCGGTCTTCAACTATGTCGTGCCCCGCTGGCAGCGGCTGGCCGGGACGCAATACGCTTTCTCCCCGGCGACCATGGCGGCGCTCGCCGATGGCCGCATGGCGCAGATGCTCTCGCAGATCCTGCTGGAGAGCGGCGAGAAGGCGATCGACCCGCCGATGGTGGGCAAGCAGGAAGCCGTGATCGGCCAGCCCAATATCGGCGCCGGCGGCCTGACCTGGATCGACCTCGACCACGACACCAAGCTGACCGACGCGCTCGACGTGATCAAGCTCGATGCCGATATGCGCGTCGCCTTCCAGATGCGCGCCGATCTGCGCGAGATGCTGTCGAAGGCATTCTTCATCGACAAGCTCACCTTGCCGGAGACCTCGGTCAAGGAGATGACCGCGTTCGAGGTCGCCCGCCGGCTGGAAGAGCATGTGCGCAACCTCCTCCCGATCTTCGAGCCAATCCAGGTCGAATACAATTCCAAGCTGCTCGATATCGTGTTCGCGCTGCTGGTGAACATGAAGAAAATCGATTTCTCCCGGATGCCCGACGCCATGTCGGATGTTGATACCATTTGGGAATTCGATACCCCCATCCAGACCGCCGAAAGCCGGCTGCTGGTCGAGCAGTTCCTCGACACCTGCAACGTCCTCACCGTCGGCGCGCAGACCGAAGCCGCTGTTGCCCAGGCCGGCGGCACGACCCC